GAGATACGTTGACAAGGTTGATTTTTTGGTTCAGCGTGGTCAGTTTGGTTTCTTTCCTGGTCGTGTTGGATATACCAGTAATGATTTGAGGTATCTCGGATAATGAAAACCAGTAAAACAAATCGAATTCCTTGTGGAGCTGTTGACGATAGTATCAATGCTCCTCTCAGTAAAGCATCTAGAATACTGAATATGAGATGGAATCAAAAGCACGGCTCCTGGATAAATGATCGTGGTTTTTCTCCTTGGTGGCAATTTCCTAGCTCGTTTACTTGGGATAATGTGCCGGCTCCTCTTCTCTCAGCTCAAACTTTCCTTGCTTCTCGAGTGGATAGCTTGTACTTTTGGAAGAAGCCAACTGGAGAAGTATATATTTTTGTTGAGCAAAACGGAGTCCTTTATGTTCAGTATGGCAATAAAGGACAAGGCTCAACCTATACAGGATTCTCCTGGTTCTTTGATGATGTTGAGATTGTTGCTGAGAATAGAGCAAAAGTACCATCTCAATTTATTCCTTTTGGTAATAGGATCTTGATTATCAATGGTATTGATGCTCCTCTTTGGCTCAAGTCTCCTCAATCATTCAGAGATTTCTCTTTTACTTTGCCGACTCCTCAACCATATCTCATCAAGCTGCAACCTACCTATCCACAAGGAGACGAGCTTGAGACTGGTACTGGTGCTCCTTACTTTAAAGACGATGCTATTATTGGTCTTGGTGATACTACAGGCAAGAGAAATAATTACTTTTGGAAGATGACGTATGTACTTGATAGCGGTGCTGAGTCTCCTCTTTCGAGCTCTGATAATATAAACTGGGTTATTACTCAATCAGCTGAGGAGCCTGAATACAAATTCGGTGTTGTAATGGAGCTGCCGATTGCTCCTAAGGGTACTGTTGCTCGTCGTCTTTATAGGACAAAAAATTGCCTCAACAATGAAGAGACTTATTATTTTGTAAAAGAAATAGAAGAAAACGGCTCATCTTTTTACGTCGATATTTTTGATGATGCTTATCTTGTTACTCCAGCTCCTAGCTCTCTCAACTCCTCAATCATCTCAACCGATTGGAAACAAGGAGAGAGTTGGGATAATAGAATCTGGCTCGCAAAAGAGAAGAAGATTATCTATTCTGATTCGGGTATTCCTGAGCAGTTTAATGCAATCAACTTCTTTGATCTTGGCAATACTGAAGGAGGGCAAATAACTGCTCTCAAAGCGTATTACAACAACTTGATTGTTTTCAGAGAGAACGCTGTCAATGTGATTCGTTTCTCTGCTGCTGGTGGTTATACTCTCGCTGTTGTCTCGAGCTCTGTTGGTACGTTGTCTCCTCAGGCGATTACGATTGCTCCTGTTGTCGGCTTGACGTTTATCAATGAGTCTGGAGTCTGGAGCTTGAGAGGTGGGCTTGATGGAGGCTCAACGATTACTATCAACAAGATTTCTCAAGATATAGATAATGAATGGAGCTCGATAAATCGAAAAGCTCTCTCCTCAGCAATCTCGGCTTATTCTGAGAGTGAAAAAGAGCTCTGGATTCATTATGCATCCGGTTACAATCAGTATCCTGATAAAGGTGTTGTGTTGCATCTCAACAGACAAGATTTATCCTGGAGCTTTAGAGGTGCCTCTACTATCGAAGAGGACGATTTATTTTACTTCTCGGCTATGAGTGTTGATTTTGCTGGTCGTTTTGTTTTTGGTTCTCTTCCGAATTGGAGTAATGATTGGAATAATTTAAACTCAAAAGCTAACTTGTTTGGTACGTTACATGTTTGGTGTGCTTCTCATTATCATTCTCAAAAAGCTCAACTCATCAGTATTGTTGATAATTTATATACTTATTCAATAGCCAAAAATAATAGAGTTAAATCTGAGTGGGCTTCTTCTTGGTTTGAGTGGGATAATGGAATGATTCGTATTCATTCTGTTGAGCTCGAGATGATTGCTCAAGGTGATACGAAAGTAAGTATTGAGTATTATAAAGATTTTCAGTTGGATCCTTCAACAACAGCATATCAAAAACAAGCCGATAGCAAGATAGTATTTACAACAAGCGAGCCTCCTGTTACTGTTCCGGCTGCTTTCTCCAGTGTTACAAAGTCTCCTTTTAAAATAGCTACGTCAAGAGTGCACGGTGATAGGAGGACGGTATTGAGATTTGATACTCGTACTGAGCTATCTGATAATTTCAAGTTTGTTGTATTACCTGAGAATCAAGAAGTATTTGAGCTCGTTGCGTTCAAGATTGATCATATAGCTCAAGAGATACCAAAGATGAATCAAAGCATCAGACTCAACAAAGGTCAACCAAGATGAAACAATATCCGAAGCAGCTGCAAGAGCAATATAGGCAAGTTGTACCGTCGTTACTCAATACTAATCCGAGTATTTATCTCAATGAGACTCAAGGCGGTCTCAACGGGCAAAACATACCAGTTGAGAGCTTAAATCATACGAAATTTAAACAGCCAACAAGCAGCAAGACGACAACTAGCAATACTATTACTGTTGAGTTTATTGGCTCAACTCAGCAATATAAATCGGTTTCGAGATATGCTCAGGATTTTGGAACTGATAACTTTACTGTTTTGTATGCGTTTGATTTAAAAACTCAAGAGTGGAATAAAAATTGGAATCGTCTCGAGGAGATTTCTGGTTTTGATGAGCTTGTTTGTAAAATGGATTGTAAAGAAGGGATGCTCAACGGACTAGCTCAAATTAACTTTCGTCACGGTACGAATGTTATCAATAGTGAAGGGCTAAATTATGAAACCGGTTTAGATTGGTGGACTCGTTGGGGCGTGTTTGTGAATGATATATTAATTGCTGAGTCTGGTGAATGTTTCCCTCGGTTGGAGAATTTAGTTATTCCTTTTTCGGTGCCTGTTGGCTCTCAGGCTATTCGTATAGATTTGAGATGGAAAACGATTACAACTCAGGCTCTCAATGTTTCGGCTTATACTCCCGATCCTACTACTGATTTAGAGCTTTTCGGTGCTGAAATAATGGCTCGCAATACTTACCGATAGGAGAAACAATGAGTAAAACTTTTCGTCCTGGCGATAGACCGAATGCGAATCAGCTCAACGATCCTTACTCTCAGGTTTCAATTCTTACGATTGATGCAGAAGATTGCTCAAGAGATTGGAGTACAAGAAAGCATTTTGATACCTCTGGTGATCAAATAAATAATGTTCATTATCTTGCTGCTTTTGCCGGTTCTGCTTATTCAACAAGCTCCTCAACTTACTCAACGGTTACAAATGGCTCAACAAACGCTCAAATTGTATTGAGCAAAGCTTTGACTTCTGATACTCTGTTTAGGATTCAGTGGGATACTCTCGTTGGTGAGTTGACTCTTACTGATGATAAATCGCCTTACTCAGATAATATATATGCCTATCGTATCAAAGTTTCTATCAACTCTGGAGCTACTATTAAATATATTGCTCCAGGCTCCTACTCATATTCAGCAAGGTCTTACAGTACAAGCTCTGCAGCTCTTACTCTCCCGGTTATTAACTGGCGAAGCTGTTCTGCTTTTGGTTTGTTTTTGCTTGATAGTGGAAATACTATTGATAGCTTTACTCTGGAGGCTGCTACAGGTGGAAGCGGCTCGAATACTCTAGTTGTTGAGAGATTCAATTTGGTTGTATTGGAGGTTAGACAATGAGCTCATATACTCAACCTGTAACGTATGTAAATGGCAACAATCTCAATGCTGATAGTATTATTAGTAATGAGGAGAGCCTGAAAGAATATATCAATCAAGAGATTATTGCTGGAGATATATCAACAGCTGCTCTCAAACAAGATAATATTGCTCGAGGTTCCATTGTTAGAAATAATGCTGAGTTTATCTCGTCTCATATTTCAGGAGTAGCAAATTTACAGTTTGTGCTCAATCGTTCTTACTCAACCAGTACAACAAAAAACAACTCTCAGACTGCTTCGATTCAATGGCAAGACGTTTCTAATTGTGGTTGTTTGGTTTCGGCTCATTCTACTGCTTATGTTTTGATTACATTGTATGTAAAATATACGGTTCAAGATAATACAAATATAGCCTCAAACGGTGGTCAGGGTAATGGACTTTGGCAAAACGAGATAAAGCTCAAGAGAATAAATGTTGAGAGTGGCGATTATTCTTTTTTTGCAACCTCAGACAATTACTGCTTTGAGGGTGCTGGCTCGAGCTCTGATACTTTGGATCCTGGCGGTGATTTAGTCAATGCTAGTGAAAGAAGCATTATGACTGTTATTCGTTCTCAGGTTTCTGCTGGAGAGTATTATTTTTTGCCTTCTGTAAATCCTCATAATGAGAGAGGTTATACTACAGTTAAATCAATGACTGCAGAAGTCTTTTATATTTAGGAGATTGTTATGGATCCAATGACGTTAGCATTATTATCTCAGGCTGGAATCGCTGCCGGTGGTGCTGCTGTTGGTGCGTTACCAGATATATTCAAGAGCGATTATGAGAAGCAACAGGCTGAGGAGCTGAAAAAGCTCAAGCGTCAAGCTGAGCTCGGTGCTCTTGGTTTGTCTGCAGAAGAGAGAAGAGCTCTTGATGACCAGTTGAGAGGACGTTCTGAACAAGCTGAGGCTTTTGCTCAAGCTGAGAGAGCTCGATTAACCTCCGGCTCTTCTCAGTTTGGAAGAGAGTTACTTTCTGAGCAGATTGCATCTGAGGCGGCTCAACGGCAACAAAGAGATATATCTCAAGCGATTCTCTCTGCAGATATACAAAAGAGAGCTGAGCAAGAGCAACAGATTCGAGATTTGGAAGCGGCTCAAGCTGAGTACAAGAGGAGACGACAAGAGGCTCTCGTTGCTCCTTTTCAGACTGGTGCTGAGACTGCGGTTCAATCTCTTGCGGTTGAGAAACTTTTGCAGCTTCCTCCTCAAAAAGCTCTTCCAATAATGCAAGCTCAATACGATTTAACTCCAGAGGAGTCGGCTATTTTTTACGGTCGCTCTGCTTCTCCAGTAATGAGCAATCGAGCTGCTGAGTTTGCTGCACTTGGTTTTCTAGGAGGAATGAAATAATGGCTATTCAAAGAGTAGGCGGTTCAAAGGTTTATGTTATCACTGGATCCGGTCGTGATCCTCGCTTGACTTCGTCTGGTCAATCGTGGGCGAATCTTGTTTCTCAGCAAAAATATCGACTCTGGCAAGAGGCTCAACGTCAAGCTCTTCAAGAGATTCAATATGACCAGCTCAACTATGAGAGCAAGCAACGAATAAATCAAGAGCTCAAGAGGAGATTAAATACCGATGTTGATAATACTCAAAAATCAATACAACGACTCAAAGAAGCTCAAACCAAATCAGAGCAAGAAATTAAAGAGATGGTGGCTAAAGAAAAAAATCTTCGAGGTCGTCCTGTTTCTGTTTCTTCTTCCGCTTCTGGTGCTGCTCGATTATCTACTGATCCAATAGACAAGAGACTCAATCAGCTGCGTACACAATACCGTCTTTATCTTGGTGAGGTTGATGCTATTGATGAGGAGATTGCTGAGCTTGCTGGTGTTGGTGGTGCCTTGAGAGATGTGAACGCTGCAGCAATAAAGACTCTTGAGAATAAAAAAAGTACTTATTCTGATCAAGTGAATACAATCAAAACGGATATAGATGATTTGGAGACGTTAAAACAAGATCAAGAGCCTACAATGCAGACTCGAGAGAGTACAAGTGCTCAAAGAAGAACAAGTGCGGCTCCTATTGTTACTCCTGAGCCTATAGATTATTCTCAGCAGATTGCTGAGCTCGAGGCTGAGAGAGCAAGGTTGAGAGAGCAGATTCAAGGTATTGACGCTGCAGCTCTTGAGAAACCTGATTTGATTGGTAGAACGA